AGCCCAGGCTTCCGGCGCCAGTCGCAGACCTGCCAGCGCCTCACGCCATGACGGCGCGCGACATCCACCACCTTCGCCCAGGGCATCAGGCTCTCCGCGGCGCTGCGGGCACACTCCGCCGCGCTCCGCAGGCGCTAACTGCGCACCTCGATAACATCGATGCGGCCCGAAAAGCCGTCTGAAGAGACAGCAAAGCAGCCGTCCAGCGCGACGTCCAATCCCACGAGCACACTGCGATCAGTCGCACGCCTCGGTCAGCAAGGGCAGGAGGGGATCGGAGAAGCGTTTGCGGTCTTGTGCGACCTGCAGCGGCTTGCCGACGCTGCTCAGCGTCAACCTGTTGCCGCTGTGGCGATCGATCCTGAATGGATCAGGCAGGCCCTCGTCCTGACCAGCCTGGCCGATCGTCTGATTGGCCGCGCACCCGGACCCGACCTTCACCGTGCAAGCGTCCTCTTCTAGAACGTCCTGCTTGCCGAAGCAGGTTCGGCAGCAGGCACCCCATGCGGGAGGGTCAGCCCAGGCGCTGATCCATGGACAGGGCAGGCTCGTCGCAGCCGGCAGACCCGACCACGCGCGCCGGCACGCCAGCAACCGTCATGCAGGCGGGCACGTCCTCAAGAACCACGCTGCCTGCCGCGATGCGGCTGCGCGCCCCCACCGTGATGTTGCCCAGCACCTTCGCCCCGGCGCCAATAAGCACGCCGTCTCCAATCTTGGGGTGACGGTCCCCGTGTTCTTTCCCGGTCCCCCCCAGCGTCACGTCATGCAGCATCGAGACGTCATTGCCTACGACCGCCGTCTCACCGATGACGATGGCGTGAGCGTGATCGATCATCACCCCCCAGCCGATCCGGGCGCCGGGATGGATATCCAGCCCGAACACCTCGGAGATCCGCATCTGCACGAACCAGGCCAGCTCCCGGCGCCCGCCTTCCCACAACCAGTGGGCGACGCGGTAGGCCTGAAGCGCTTGGAAACCCTTGAAATAGAGCAGCGGCTGAACCAGGCTGTGGCAGGCAGGATCGCGTGTCAGCACCGCGTAGGCATCGCGGACGGCAGCCTCGACAAGGGCGCGGCTGTCCGCATGCGCGGCATCGGCGATCTCGCGCAGCAACTGCCCCGGCATTTCCCCCGACGCGAGCTTGAGCGCGAAGCGATAGGCCAGAACGGCGGCCAGGCTTTCATGCTGCAGCAGACTCGCATGGAGCAGCGCGCCAAGCAGCGGTTCGCGCTGCACTGTCATCTCACCTTCGCTGCGCAGGCGCGCCCAGGCTGCCTCCGTCTCCATATCCTGATCGAACCGGACCTGCATCGCACCCTCCGTCGCCGCCTCCCATTAGCGCGCCGGCCCGGCAGAACCAAGGGCATCAGGCGGGCAGACGAATCTCCCACCAGTGCAGCGCGATGCGCACCCTGCCCGCGCTGAAGCTGCCGCCCGAAGCCGTCAGGATCAGCGGTGCGGGCTGGTAATAGGTCAACGGCGCACCCAGAATGCCCCGCCCCCACGATCCCGGACCGATCCCCAGGCCGGAGCCGAAGCGGTCGCCCTCCCCCGGCCCAGCGGTCCCCAGGGACCAGGATGTCGCCGTGCCGGTGATCGCCTGCGTTACCCGCGCCGTCGCCCCGACGACCATGGCGTATGCCGGAATGACCAATGTCGAGGTGACGCTTGCCCCCGCAGTGATCTTGACTTCCGCTTCGGCAACGCGCGCCGACAGGCCCGCGCCAGAACCGGCCATCGTCACCGCGCCCGTGATCCAGGCCGTGCCATCATGGATCAGCGGCGCTCCAGCCTCCAGATCGTGCGCGCGCCACCCCTTGCGCGGGGTCACGAAGGTCCAGCCCCCATTGCTGCCGATGGCGATCCGCCCGGACTGCCCCGCCCAGGCGTTGACCGCGCCCGAGGGCACCGCCCATGCGGTGCCCTCGGTCACCGTTGCGGGTGGCGTCGCCTGCGTGGTGGACATCAGCGTAAGGTTGACCAGCCCGTCGAGGCGCAGCAGCGCCTCGTTCAGGGTCACATGCTTCTGCGCCTGGGCCGGCTGCACCAAGGGCAAGCCGAGGCAGGGCGAGATGGGATCAGGCATCGATGTCTCTCCTCGTGAAGGGTCCGGCGCCCCAGACCTCGGACAGTTGGGCGACTTCCCAGGCAAACGGCCCACCCGCCTCGGCGGCGCTCCAGGTGGCGGGGGGAACGTCCCAGAACGGCGAATTGACGATCGCCTCGGCCAGCCGCGCGCCGTTGCGGACAAGACGGACGACATAGGCCTCGCTGGCCTCGCCCAGCGGAACGTCGATACCGTCCCAGCCGTCCCCCCCAATGCGCGTGCGCCGCACCCAGCCGAGGCGCCGGCCGGCCTGCCGCAGATGACAGGGCGACAGCGGGCGCAGCCCTGCACCGGGGAAAGCCAGCACCCGTTCGCGCACAGCCGGATCGTCAAGCCCGCGCAGGGCAGGCCCGATCCGCCAGTGCCGCAGCTGTCCGCGGGCACCCGGCGGAAGATCCAGTTGCGCCGGCGCCCCGTCGATCAGAACCACCGTGCTGCCCGTCGGCCAGACCGCGGGCATGATCGCATCTGTCCCCGCCTGCCCGCGCAAACGGCCCGTCAGTTCCCATGTGGAGGGGCCGACCAGCGTCGCCGTGGCAAACTGGAACACCTCCCACTGGTCGGGCGTCCCGTCCCCGATGGCCATCACATTCGCACCCGACAGCATGGCCGCTTCGCTGACCGACCGCAGGCTGCCCCCCTTCACCCGCACCCGCAGCGGCGCGCCACGGTCGATGACGCCAGCTCGCCCGCGCTCCAGCGGGGTCAGCGTCACACCCATGACCGATGGGCCTGCGAGGGTGCGGTTCAGCGCGTAGCCCCCCTCAACCCCCGCCGAGGACCAGACTGCGGCGGCGCCGGGCCAGGGCGTGGCCGTCACGGCGACATGAGGGGCATGCGGCACCTCCTCGCCGGTCAGCAGCGGCAGATCCAGATACTCCGCCCACAGGGGAATCGGGGGAACGAAACGGCGCGTCGCCATCGGGTCCTCGGAGGTGTCGAGCGGCTTGTAGACGCCCGGTTCGACGCGGACCGCCTCGATCGTGACCGCGCCCGCACGCTCCATCCGGTCGATGCGCCAGCGCCCGATGTCGCCGCGCCCCAGGTCGAGGCGCAGCACGTCCCCCGGTGACAGCGCCGCCGCGCGCGATGGCGGCAGCGCCAGCCGCAGCGCATCGCGCGCCACCCGCGCCTCGGCCAGCCAGCGGTCGGCCGTGGCGCGTCCTTCAGCCCGCGTCAGCGCCAGCGACAGCTCGCTGTCCGAAGCCAGCGACATCGCCTCGTCCGGCAGGATGGCCTCGGCCGTCACCGTCTCGTAATCGGTGCCCGCCTCGACATGCGTCAGCCGCACCCGGCCGGCAAGCTCCGCATCCGGGGCACGGATAACCTCCGGGCGCGGCAACTCACGCGTCTCGGCCAGGTCGTCGCTCCCGAGGCTTGCATCCACCCTGCCGTCGCGGGTGCGGAAGGTCAGCCGCCCCTCGCCCTCGACGGCATCGAAGCCATAGGCGAGCATCAGGGCCTGCAAGCTCGCCCGCGCACTGTCCCCACCCGAGGCGACAAAGCCCCGCACGACCGCGTGCAGGCCCGACACGTCCACTGCGTCCGCCGCAATCCCGGCGGCGCGGCACAGATCGGCCACCACATCCGCCAATGGACAGGCGCCCGCCCGTCCGTTCAGCCAATGTCCCCGCGCCCAGGCAGGGCCGTCCGACCACAGGTCGGTGCGGGCCGGGAAGGATGGATAGGGCCGCGCGTCCCAGCACCAGACATGGGCTCGGGACATATCGACCATGCGCCCGCCCCAGGGGCCGACCGGATTGTTGGCCGGATTGCTCCAGTAGCCGGTCATCGCCGCGACATAGGCGGCCTGCATGGCATCATCGCGCCGACCGTCCGAATGATAGGGCAGCATCGATTCCGAACTCAGCGCGTCCAGGAACTTGTTCGGCTGGTTGGTCCCCTTGTCGAGCGCCGCGCAGCCCATCTCGGTGAACCAGACCGGTTTGCTGCGTGGCACCCAAGCGGACGGAACACCCCGACGGTTCCCGGTCCCCGGAAGGCGCTCAAAATGCTCGTTTTCCCACCAGTTGCGAATGTCCTTGACGCGCCACACCCAAGGCTCGCCCGCGCCATCGGTGATCGGCGTCCTGATCTGCGCGTCCCGATGCGCCTGGTCCGCGTAATACCAGTCGTAAAGCTCGCCACCCGCGACGTTGGCCTTCAGATAGTCGCGGTTGTAGATCGACCCCCGGGCGGCGTCGGCATGCGCCTCGCCCTCGCGCCAGTCGGACAGGGGCATGTAGTTGTCGATGCCGATCGCGTCGATGTTCTCGTCCGACCACAGGGGATCGAGGTGATAGCGCAACTCGACCCCGCGCGGATCGCCGAAATACTCGCTCCAGTCCGCCGCATAGGTGATCTTCGCCGCGGGCCCCAGGATCGCACGCACATCCCCCGCCAGCGTCTTCAGTTGCGTGACTGCCGGATAGTTCGCGACCCCCCGCCGCAACCGCGTAAGGCCGACCATCTCCGAGCCGATGACAAAGGTATCCACGCCCCCCGCCTCGGCGCACAGATGGGCGTAATGCAGGATGAAGCGGCGATAGGACCATTCGTTCGGACCGCTGTAACTGATGACCCCGTTCGCGCGCGAGAAATGCCCGGCCGCCGCCTTGCCGAAGAAGCTGTTGATCTGGGTGGTGGCCGCAGCCGTACCGTCAGGAGTGTCGAGCAGCCCCGGCGCGACCGACCCCGTGATGCGCCCGCGCCAGGGCAGCGCCGGCTGGTCCGCAGCCCCGGTCCAGGGATCGGTCTTTCCGTTGCCCGGCAGTTGCTCCATCAGGATGAAGGGATAGAACATCGCCTTGCGGCCACTGACCCTGATCGCCCTCAAAGCCTCGATCACCGACGCGTCCGAGGGCGTGCCGCCATAGACAGGCGCGCCGTTCAGCTTCGGAACCTCCATCGCCTCGGCACGGGTGATCCCACCCGACCGCCACGGCATCCCCCTGGCATCGACCTCCCGGCTCTCGACCTTCGGGCGCAACGTGCAGAGGTTGCAGCGCAGATCGTCGCCGAACCACGACACCACCAGCGAGACCGACTGGACCCTCGGCAGCTCGATCCCCAGCGTCTTCATCGACGCGCGGAAATCGCTGCCCGCGCTCGCCGTGGTGCGATTGACCATGCGCGTCTCGCCCAAGCCCAGGTCGATTCCTACCGGTGAGGTCGCAAGCGTATATTCCCCGGTGCCGGGGATCATCGCGACCGCCTGCACCTGCGCGCCCAGCCCCGTGCCGCCGGCAACCTGCCGCGTGACCTCGAAGCTCAGTTGCGGCACGCGGTTGCCCCAGCGCTCCAGGTTCAGGCGCTCGACGACGACATAGGCCACCCCGCGATAGGCCGG